ACCATGATACAGAATATCTCCTAAGCATAAGATCCGATCTGGCTGGATCTCTTCGCATACTTTCTGAAAGGCTTGGGCACCGGTCAAATCCCCATGGATATCTGAAACAACTGCATATTTCATAATGGATTCTCCTTTTCTCTTTGTTATAGCCATAAAATACACTTTTTATTCAATTTTATTCAATTCTTTAGTAAATTTACTGCATTCTTTTTCTTCTCGTTATCGCTCCTTGCGTATTTTATTGTCATTGACGGTTCTGCATGTCCCATAAGCTCCATGGTAGTACGAACGTCTACATTGTTTGTAATCATATTGGTAGAGAACCTATGGCGCAATGCGTAAAGGTGAAACGATATGCCTAATCTTGAAGATATGCGGTTTATCAGCCATGATACCGAATTGCTGCTTAGATATTTATTATTGATATCTGCAAATAGATTGTCTGTTTTAGCATATCCTAGAACGATCTGAAACACCTTTATTCCTTCATTATTAAGCGGTATGTCTCTTACAGATGATTCTGTTTTAGTGGCCACAACTGCACAATCAGAATATTCGTTTGATCCGATACTGTGGCATATATGGATATAGCCTTCTTCTATATGCACGTCTTCTCTCGTCAGTGCATAGCATTCTGCCGGTCTTATTCCGGTCTCCCTGATTGTCATGATTGCATATGCTAAAATGTGATAATAGTATATTTGTTCTTCACCAATACCTTGTGTCAAAAAATAATTTATCATTTTATCAATATCTACATCTTTTACCTTTTGACTGCGAGGTTCTGTAACGTGTTTGCTCTTAGCTGGTACAATTACCCGATCCATTGGATTTATGGTAATGAGGTTTAGCATTATAGCGGTCTTACATATTTTCTTCCAGACAATAGCAATACGTTTTATCATATTTAGCGAAACATCATATACCAAGCTGTTAAGAAAGCTCTGAATATCCAACGGGCGTATATCATCTATGTTCTTGTTTCCATATGTGGCTTTGATACGGCAAAAATCAGAACGCAATGTTTTTCTGTTCCCTTGTGATTCATGGTAAAGATCAAGTCCTTCGTTGAATACCTGTTCTACCGTTCTGTGTACGCCGCTTGGAAGACCGTTAAGAAGCAATTCTGCTCTCTTTATATCCCTGTGATTGCACGCTTCAATCATGCACTGATTGAATGATGTATATTCGGCAGGATTGAATGTCTTGGAGTACACCTTCCTTATGCCATCTGAATCATAATAGAACTTGACGGTAATATATTTGTTACCATTATGTTGCTGAATTGTAATATATTTTTCTTTCATGATATAATCTGTTTACCCTCTTTCTTTCATTTGTTGTGTAGGTTAGTGGGGTGTTAAGCGTGCCATGCTCCAACATGGTGCGCATTTTTATTTGCTTTCTTCAGGCCTGTAAAACACCTTCTTTTTAGCAAAGTAATAAAAAATGATAGCGATAGGAACTAAAACATTGAACGATATCATGCTGCCGCCGTCAGTGGACAGCTTAACAACATAGAATACAAATATCACAAATAACTGAAAGCTGATGTTTACACCCCAGCCGAATGGATCAATGCGGTATGACGATTTGCGGAGAAACAGCATGAATACAATAGCTAACACTTCTAACGCTAGCACTCCATATAATTTGCTTGTACCATATGCCGCAAAATCATTGAATGTAGAAACAACTAAGCCAATAAGCTGAAAGAAGATAATAACTCCTGTGTAGAAATAGTGGAACGTAAGCTCTTTGTTATCCTTTTCTATGCGTTTCATTTCTTTTCCTTTCCGGTTTTTCAACCATTTCATCAACTTCTAAGAAAAACCTTTTCTTATCATATCCAATAGCATCTAAGTAACGGTACATGTCTCCCGCATTCATAAATGTTTTTCCTAATTCCCAATTAGCTACAGAAGGCCGGCTTAGCCCTAGTTGGTCTGCTACAAATTGTTGCGTTTTCTTTGAATGTAATCTTGCATTTTTAAGACAAGTTGCAACAGCTATGTCATATTCCATGGGTACCTCTCTTTCTATATGAATAGTAGCGCATAGCTACAAATATTTCAATCCGAAATTTTCTTATTGACACTAAGGTAGCTATAGGCTACTATATTCAATGTAGCGATACGCTACTAGAAAGGAATGTCATGAAAAGATACACCATTAAGGAAGCAAGGGAAAAGTCCGGTCTTAGCAAGGCTGAAGTGAGTAAGCGAATGGGTATTAAAAGCGTTTGCACATGGTACAACAAAGAGAGCTATAGGCGGTCTTTGTCTGGTGGCGAGTTGCTGAGCTTCGCAAAGATTGTCGGTATTTCTCCTGATAGCATCATTCGTAAAGATGAAAGATCATAATTTTTTTACAAACGATGGTAGCTATACGCTACAGAGGGACTGACTATGCTAACCTACACAACAAATGAACTAGCAAAAGAATTACACGTTTCCCGCAATCATATAGACATGATGCGAAAAATCGGTCTGATTGAGGGAATCAAAAGCGGAAGGGCTTACAGGTTTGATACACGGTCTATTCTTGAATTTTTGGATGAAGTGAAAGGAAAAGACATATCAAATGAGAACACTTGCCGCCTGATCCTATTAGAAAGAGGAAGAAAGAAATGATTAAAGCAGATGGAATTAGGGTTGAAATTTCAGGAACCGGCGCTGAACTTGGATGCGAGTTATTAGCCGTGGTAAATGATATTTTTTCAAGCCTTAAAAAGATCGGTATGCCAGCAGACATTTCAAGAGAATTTGTTTTGCATTGCGTAAACACAGCGCTTCTCAGCGAAGAGGAAGCGAAAGTAAAGAGCTATGAGTTGCTAGGACTTAAAGCAAATGCAAGTGAAGAAGAGTTTATGGAAGCGGCCAAAAGAGAAATAGAGGAGATTGGGAAACATGCCAACTAAGGATGAAACAGCAATAGCTGAAATTGAAGGCGCCCCTGCTAAGAGCAAATATGCATATCTGAATATCTATCAGAAATTACAGTTGGCCAAGGTTCGCATTCAGAAAAGTGTTTTAGGAAAATCTGGTGAAAACGGATTCTCACATTATTCCTATCTTAATCTGGTTGACTTCATGCCTCTTACAAATGAGGTATTCAACGAACTAGGGCTATATTCCAAGTTCAACATGGATCATTTAATCAGAGACGATGGAGTGACAGACGAAACAGCCACATTAGTAATTATCAATATGGATGATACAAATACAAATTCTCTCATTTTCAAGCAGCAGACAGCGGATGCCAAGGTGGCGGGAGCATCACCTACACAGAATGCAGGAGCCAAGGCAACATACTTCAGACGGTACCTGTATATTCAAGCGCTTGATCTAGCAATCCCTGATAAGCTGGACGACAATTCCGGCGGCACAAACAAGCAGGGGGAATACGTTAAAGGAAATGTTGTTCCTGATGACGGAAAGAGAATGATTAGCAAGACACAGACAGATAAGCTCAGCAAGCTATGTTTGGATGAACCGGAAATTGCAGAAAAGATGCTGAAAGCGTACCAAGTAAATTCAATTTCGGAAATGACCGAAACTATTGCAAGCTCGGCAATCAAGAGAATGATCGCAAGCATTAAGAAAGAAAGAGAGAGCACAGATGGAAAACAATGAAATCAAGGTAGTAGAAGGGCAGATTGTCACAAGCGCCAAGTTCAATAAGGCAATGAAATCACTACAGGCATTTCAGATCAGAAAGCAGGAAATGGATAATCGAGAAAAGGAAGCTAAACAGGCATTGCAGGATGCCATGGAAGCGTGCAACATTACTCATTTCGAGAATGAAATGTTCTCAATTTCCATTGTACCGGCCGGAACAAGAGTATCTGCTGATTCTGCAAAGCTGAAAAAGGATGGATTGTTTGAGAAGTATTCCAAGGAAACACAGGTAAAGGCAAGCACAAGAATTACATGGAAAGATAGCGATGCCACAGATTGAGTTTCATGAAGACACTCACACCTACCTTGTAGATGGAATGATTACTCCATCCGTCACTCACTACATATCAGAAATATGGATGCCGAATAAATATGCCAATGTTTCACGTAAAACGCTGAATCATGCGGCGGGATATGGAACAAAGGTACACAGGCTGATTGAGTATTGGAATGATCACCATGAAACGCCGGAAGACTATGAGAAGAAATCATATGAAGGTATTGCCTTACGCCGATATAAACAGTTGGAAGAAAAATATCAGATCATATCTGAAAAGCAGGAAGTACCAGTCTGCTATATCGAAGAAGGAATACCTCTGTTTGCTGGAACATTTGACTTTCTAGGAACGGTTGGCGGGGTGCATACATTAGCCGATTACAAGACCACGGCTGCATATGACGGTGATTACCTTGGCTATCAGGAAACACTGTATAAACTGGCGATTGAGCAGACATTAGGCATTACAGATATTAAAAAAACGGTCTGTATATGGCTTCCTAAACGGGACTTAGGAAATGTGATTGATGTGACATTAAAGGATCCATTATCACTGATCGAGGATATTAAAAAATATGAAGAACAGCATAATTCAGAAGGATGAAAGCAGGTGCTATCTAACAGGTAGCACTCTGCACCTCGATAAACACCACTGTATGAATGGAGCCTTCCGCAAGAAAGCGGAACAGGATGGATTGTTTGTTTATCTCAACCATGAAGTGCATATGTATCTGCATAACACAGGTGAAGGCAGACAGAAGATGAATGAATTAAAGGCCATTGCACAGAAGAAGTATGAAGAAAATCATACTCACGAAGAATGGATGGAAAGGTACAAGAAAAACTATGTTTGAAGGAAACCTTATTTCCGAAATGGAAAGATTGTCGGGAACACTTGACACGACTATTGATAGTTTTGAGCAAGCTGGATTTGATCTAGCCGAAGCAGAAGCAAATTATATGAAACTTCTGAATAAGAGAGCGCTAGAGGAAAAGGCAAAAGGAACACCTTCAACATTCATTTCTTCATTTCTGAAAGGGGAAGATGAAATTGCGGAATTACGGCTCAAAAGGGACATTGCGGAAGCTAAAAAGAACACACTCAACGAGAAAATCAATTCAATCAAATTACAACTCCGAATTATTGATTCTCAGGCCACAAGAGAATGGAGCACTCGACAAGATAATTATTAAAGGCCGTATGATCGGACTGAATGACTATATCTCAGCAGAGAGAACCAACCGTTTCAAGGCGGCCAAGATCAAGGCAGATATGGAAACACAGGTGCATGCCGGATTGAAGGATGCAGCTAAGAAAGGCACTCTGCATAGTCATAAAGAACCTTGTGAGCTATGGATATGCTTCGTTGAGCCAAACCGCAGGAGAGATTTAGACAATATCAGTTTCGCTACAAAGGCCATACAGGATGCAATGGTCAAGGTAGGAGTATTTCCGGATGATTCAGCAAAATTCATTCAGCTTCTTCATTACACCGTGGCTTATGATCCAGAGGATCCAAGAATTGTCATAACAATCAGAGAAAGAGGAAATCATGAATAAATTTACAGCAAGCGGATATTTAGGCCGTGATCCAGAAATCAAAATGACCTCGAATGGAAAGCATACAACAGCAATCAATCTAGGGGTTTCAGGAAACAAAGACCATGAAGAATGGTTATATATCACGGCATACGACAAGACAGCAGACTTGATCTGCCAGTATCAGAAGAAGGGAAATTTTGTAATCGTTGACGGTCATATTCATGTCAGTAAGAATACTACACAAGACGGTCAGAAGATTTCTAAGACATACCTCATTGCAGACCGTGTGGAGTTCGTTAATACACACAATGATAATTCTACCGTGAGAAACAATAATCCTTCTCAGAATGGCCAGAATCAAGCCACAGGCTATACCAGCCAAGGAATAACAGCAGACGATCTGCCGTTCTAGGAAATTTATGAAAACTACACAGCAAGAAATGGTATTGGAGTACCTAAAGAATCACTGTGAAGGAATTACATCAAAACAGGCGTTCAATCTTTACGGAATTACAAGATTATCTGTTCTGATTTTCGAGCTGCGGCAGAAGGGAAACAAGATCAGCACAGCAGACGAAAAGTGCAAGACCAGGTTCGGCAACACGTCAGTATACGGAAGGTATTATTTGGATGAATGATGATAGGTTCGAGGGGTTCATTGTTTTACAGCACAAAATAATGGATTGGCAGTATTTCGGATGCATGAACGCATTGGGAATATGGATGCACATTCTGATGAACGCAAATTGGCGAGACGGATGGTTCATGGGAGACAAGATTGAGAGAGGATCATTTGCTACTTCAAACAAGAAATTAGCGAAGGAATGTGACCTCAGTGAGTCGACAATCAGAAGGTGGCTAAAACGGTTTGAAGAAGCAGGACAAATCAAGGCAATCGGAACAAACAGATATACCAAGATAATCGTTATAAATTACGGTAAATATCAAGATTATACGTCAGACGTGGACAACCAAGTGAACAACCAAGTGAACAACCAAGTGAACAATCAAGTGAACAACAATAGAACAAATAAACAAAGAAACAAAGAAACAATAAAAGATAAATATATTGTGCAAAAGTTTTCTAAACCGTCAGTGCAGGAACTAGAAGACTATGCAAAATCAATCGAATTTCAGAATTTCAGTGCAAGCAGTTTTCTTGACTATTACGAATCTAACGGTTGGAAGGTTGGCCTGAACCAGATGAAAGACTGGAAGGCAACAGTACGGTACTGGAAACGGAATGACAGTCAGAGAAAGCCACAGCATACCAAGATTGAAATGCCGAAGTACATGCAAGAGATGAAACAGAATGGAGTGCATGAGACACAGGCTAGTAAAGAGCAGATCGAAGCACTTCAAAAAATGCAGCAGAAAATCAAAGAAAAGAGGAAACCATGAAATATCTAACAGATGCAGTAAACAGCAAAAGCTATAACGTACAAGTCAGTGATTCAGGAATGGTGTTTATCTATCACGACCATAAGTCAGTCGCAATCAAAGATGCAGACATGGCAGAGATCGTACATGATTGGGAGAATGCTCATGTCAGTACCATTGCCAATGAAAAGTGACGGTTGGGTAATCAGGAACATGAGAGACCTGTATAACTCCCTAGTACCGGAAGAATGCGTAAAAATACTTGGTGGCATGGAGAACACCAGGAGAACTATTGCCTATGCCGGGGGGTGGCCAGAAGAAAACATAACTATCAGGCAGGGGAGCGAGAGTACGTGGGGAGCTGCGGAAGCTAAGCACGTATTCATTGCAGAAAGGACCAGATGAAAAATCTAAGAATATCCACACAGCTATTGTTCCGGTCGCCGGACAATCCACCGCTTGAAAGTGGAAAGTACCTGATTATCTATCATGAGCATGGTGTGTATACGTTTGGCTACATGCCATATGATGCAACAAGAAACCTGTGGAACGCTTACGAAGGAAGCACGGACTTGTTCTCGAATGAAATGATGCCGTATGCATGGGCGACAGTACCAAAGGAATTTCTGAAGCGGCTGCATAGAGCAGAGAAAAATTCAGAGAAATAAAATATGCCGTTTATTTTCCGTTTAAGAGCCATTGAGCCATTAAAGGCATAAACACCGGAGCAACTTAAAAACGTTACGTGTGGCTAACAGAATTAAGCGACAGTGGCATTTGAAGAAAAGACGAGGAAGAAATATGAAAGAATTATCAAAAACAGAGGAATATTGGAAAAACGAAGCGTTTCGGAATGAAACAAAAAGCGAATATTCAGAATGGAATGACACAGTAAGAAACAGGCAATCAATTTTCGATTCTTGCAATGGGAAGTACATGCAGGATCTTGTTGACAAGTACGGATATGAATATGTCGCAAAGAGATTCCGTATGGAAAAAGAACTGGGAAACAAGGAAAAATAAAATGTATAAATGCCTGAACTGCGGGGAGATATTTGAAGACACGGAGACCGAAACAGTAAATGCAGCAGATTATTACGGCGTTGATCGTAACGGTCATGAAGGCTATCTAACAATCGAAATATGCCCTTACTGCGGAGCAGAGGAAATCGAGGAAATTGACGATGAAGGTTAAAGACCTGAAGACAAAATATAACACGCTGGAAATACTTGAATGCAGTTATGGACATTATCTTCCGGAGAGATGTTATTACGGCAAATTGGATGGATTAAAAAAACTGCATCCGGAATGGTATGTTTACTCTATTGCAGACATGGACGACACTACATCAGTCATTATCGGTCGGGAAGGAATAGGAGAAGGACCTACTCATTATCTGCGGGTTCCGCAAGATAAAAAATGAGGTACGGATGCAAAGTAAAGGCACTGGACATAGAGACAAAACAGGTAGTCACCTATGACTGTGCACCTTGCCCTGTATGCGGCCGCTGGATCGTATTGAGCAGTCAGACAAGGTACTGCGAATACTGCGGAGCAAGAATATCAGCAGACTTCAAAACGCTAGAGTTCAAGAAAGGGGAAGGAAGTGTTGAGCAGTTGTCAATGCTGAAATAATTATGGAATTATCAGTTCTTCAAATAATTGTATGTTCAATACTTCTTGTATTGACCGGAGTATTTATTGGAATTGTAATCATGGCACTTATGGTGGCTAGTGAACAAGATGAAAGGAACAGAAGATGAAACAGGAATCATTTTTCGGAGACGAAAGCGTAGTTGATATAGACCATTCAAAGAAATTCAGAGCTGCATCAGCAAGCCAGTTAAATTACATTCACGAATTATACAATCAGCGGGAACGTGATGAACTGTGTGCCGAATATAGCGTAAGAACATTGAACGGTTTGAGTATGAAAGAAGCTAGTGAAATTATCCAAAGAAAGGTGGATGAAATCAGATGAAGAATAAAGAGAAATATGATCTTACAAAGATCATCACGCAAAAGACGGAAGAACAAGGACGCAAAGTAATTAAAATCTATGATTGTTCAGATGAAGAAAACAAGATATTGATTGATACAGTTGATCGTGGAGCAGGAGTTCCTAGAAATCAGATTTTCGCAAAGTGGGCGGAGAAAGAATACAAAGAACCGGAAAAGCCTAAGCTGAAGTTCAAGGTTGGAGATTATGCCATAAATAATTTTAACGAGGTCGTTAAAATCACTGAGGTTGATAATCGTGCAATGATGTATCTCGCTGAAAACAAAATGGGAAGACTATTCTACTATGAAAGCGAATTAAGGTTATCACCTCTGAACGAAGCAGAGCATGATTTCTTGCAGTACATGGTCGACCATATCAAGCCGAAGATTGAAAGGTTTAAAAAATGCATTACTGTAAATCACGGAGAAAAATATTTAGCATTTAATGGTGGCCGTTTTCCTACTTTTTCAGATAGCGAAATGTACGAAGGCATGGAGCTAGGAATAACCTACACACTAGCCGAGCTTGGACTAGAAAAGGAGAAGAAAAATGACTAGATATATTGATGCAGAGTTAGAAAGGGATGGTATGCACAGATGAATGATGAAAATGAAAAGCTATTTAGCATAGAACAAATTTTGCAGTTAACTGTTGGCAGTCTTGAATGGTATGGAGAAGCAAACCATGATAATCAAGTTTTAGAGAATATGAAAAATTGTGGAGATTACGCACTGTATTATCTTCTTGACCATTATTGTGAATTAACAAAAAATGCTAGAACAAATTCTGGATATGGCAGTGCTGTCATGCTTGGAAAGTATGCATATGACGTTCTGAAAGAAGTACAAGATATGGTTAATCATGCCGTTTACAATTATGAAAGAAAAGGAACGGTATGAAGCATGAATGATGATAATTGGCATAATGGTATATTGATTGGTTTGTGTAGAAAGGTATGTGGCGAAGAAAATCATGACTAAATACATTGATGCCAATAAATTTAGAGATTATCTTGTAACAGCAAGAGATAGAAGAATTGATAATCCATTGTATGAAGAAGAATTAAATAATCTAAATTATGCAATAACTCAACTTGATAATCAGCCAACCGCCGATGTTCAACCAATAGTTCATGCAAAATGGATATACGACAGAGACGGAATGGACTGGAATCTAGGAGCGTGGAAATGCAGTAAATGCAAACAAAGAAACATAAATATTGCAGGTCAAGAAAACATAAATCCATTAGCGTTTGTTGGAAGCAAATTTTGTCCTCATTGCGGAGCAAGAATGGATGGTGATGAACATGAGTGATACTTTTAAACCAGTAGTCGAAGGTATGGAATTCCATACTATTGATGGTACAGGATTCCAAGAATCAGTATTAGTTTCAAACGGTGGAAAAGTAACAGATGGAACATACAGGGACAAGTATTATTATCCATTGATTCATGCTTATTGGAAATATGATAAAAATGGTTTGTTCTGGTGTTCAAGATGTGAATGTGTTCCAGCCACAAAATCAAAATTCTGTCCTAGTTGTGGAGCAAAGATGGATGGTGATGAACACGAAAGATAAAGTCTATACGGTCCGGTTGACCAGACATCAGATGCAAGCGTTGCATGGCGTTCTTGAATCACAGCCACATCTTAGTCCCGAGCTGAGAGAAATTGATGACAGGCTGTTTAACCATCTATATGTGCTAGAAAGGTACGGTGATACGCATGACAACGGATGAAGCCATAAGTGTTTTAAAAAATATAAATGATTTATTCGGTGCAGAGTATGAGAACACGAATCCTATGATTGCTATTGATATGGCTATTAAAGCATTAAAAGATCAGCCAAAGACAACGTATTTGATAAGAAAAGAAGATGGACACCAAGTTTATTGGCAATGTGCTAATTGTAAAAATTACCATTCTGAAGCTTCTGATTATTGTTCAAATTGTGGAGCAAAGATGGATAAAAAAACAGAGGACTTAGGACTATGAGATTGATTGATGCAGATGAGCTGTTAGTTACAAACGATCTAGCTGACAAGAATAAGTATGGCAGAGGCCGCCATCTTAACCGTGATGCAATGAATACGATGATGCTGTACGAGTTTAAGGGAATGGTGGATGATGCACCAACCGCTGATGCGAAAATAATTAGGCACGCTTATTGGGAAACACCAACAAAAACAAGTGCACACATGACAAGATGTTCTCATTGTAAAAATTCAGTTGGTGTAGTTAGCCCTAATTCAAATTATTTATATTGCCCTTGGTGTGGGGCGAAGATGGATGAAAGGACAGAGGAGAAAAAATAATGGATACAGAAAATCCAGAAGTGAAAAACCTACTTAACAGTATTGAAAGAGTACGCAATGAAGCTCAAAAAAAATTTGAACAAAACAAGATAATTGATGGTGAAAAAGCAAGAGCACGAATGCAGACATATGGATGGATACGCAACCAGCTAGATCAAATATTAGAGGGTATCAAACCAGTTTCAAAAAAGGTAAAAAGATTATCGATCAATTCAAAGGACGAAATTAAGCTGATTGAAAGCCATGATAGAATAAACCATAAATCTCCAAACCCAAAATGTAGGCACTATACAACCTTCGCCGGAGATCACTATTGCGGCATTGAAGCTGATATGAAATTCTGCACTCATTACTGCGCGTTTGCAGATGAGTATGGTGATCATCGTGGTTAAGAACATTTCGCTATTGATGAAGACAAAGGAGATGGTTGGTTGCTTCAAAAAGGATGGGTAATATTTGCAACCAAGGAGGTCAATGATGGAATGGCGGGAGGTAGATGACGATTGACGATTGAAGAACTTGAAAATTTTAAAGGTCTTGGCTCTGAGGTGTTGGCAATCCAAAACGAGATAGATAGCCTTTACAGCCCTGTTTGTTGTCCTAATGGTCAGACGGGTGGCGGACATTCGAGCACACCATCAATTGAACTGTCCCACCATACAGGCAGAGTATACAAGTTTATATTCAAGGAAGAAGGGGAAGGATGAACAATGAAAACAGAAAGAGAGTAAGGTGGTTCAAAAATGAATTATCTTCTATTGATTACAGTGATTCTATTATTGCAGACTTGGAAGAAAAGTTGGTTGTATTAGACAATCGTTTTGAAGCTCATTCGCCAAAGACAAACGGAATACATAATACGTCTGCTTCTGATCGTGACCAGCAATTATTAGACTATACAGAGAAAAGGAATGATATATTGGCTCAGCTTCAAAAGGAAAAGACAAAGAAAAATCAAGTTGAAGGAATACTTAGCCTTATACCGTCCGAATATGTAAAAATGATAACCGATACATCAGCTCAAAAGGTTACGTGGGAATGTGAAGCAATGAGAAAAGGGCTAAGCAGAAAGGCATTGTGCTGTAAAATTGATCGTGCAATCCTTGAAGCAATGAATATTTATTTCAATAAATTATAAATTCTTATATAAGGGCAGGGATAATTCCCTGCTTTTATATAAAAATGCGGTATTATTCCGCATCTTTATGATTTCCATCATAGCCTTCAAGAAATTCCGAAATATCTTTGAAACCATTTGTCTTATTGCAAATATATAGGGCTTTTTTGATAAACTGTGTCTTGTTGCTAAGAGCTTTCCAATAATCTATATATTCTTGATCTGTGGCCTTATTAAACCGAACAGAAACAGTCATGGTATTATCTAAATTATACTGTGTTTGATACTTCAGCTTATGTTTAGCCCAATTAGGCAATTCTTTCTCTTTCATATATTTCTCTTTATCTCCATTCCTAGTTCTTCCTTAGCGTATCTGATAACGCAATCCTTCAAGAACTTATTCTTGTTTGGTATGATCTTCCATATTTCGATGATTTCTGAATCAGTGAACTTGTTGAACCGGCAGCTAACACCAACAGTATACTTTTTGTTGTATTCTCTCTGCCGTTCCATCTGATTTTCATACCAGGTTGGAACCTTTTTTCTTGGCATATATATTCCTCCTAACAAATTGTATTTCAATTCAAGACTTTGTGTCAAATGGTAATGTAATCAAGTTCTGAAAAGTTGTCTATAACATAGTCCGCCATAGCATACCGAATAGCACTGTTTTTAAGCATCAGTTCCAAGTCGTCTTTATCAAAGTAAATATAGCGGCCATTCACACGTCTAAGAAGCTCACTTACTGTATCGGGGTAATCTTCAATACAATTACATTCAAAATACTGCGAAAGGATCCTGGCGCATCCATCAGGATTCTTTAACATATATTCAAGGTCTTCAATTCCTTCTTCCTTGGAAGAATAAAAATCTTCCCAATTCATACCAACCAATTCATTCCAAATCTTAGTTACAAGGTTTTCGTTATTCATTTTGCCCTCCTAATGTCTTCTATGACATATTCTTCTTTCTTCCATGGCATACTATTATCCTGTTCTGATAGCTTAATTACAAAATTCTGATCCTGTGACAATACATCAGCCAATATTTCATTAGCTGCTTGAATTGCTATCTGTTCCATATGGGCATTTGACCGATTACAAGTAACAAGCAATTCAGGCGGGTACTTTAAAGAATTGAATACTGCTATGCTTTCTCTGCCATTGCTTCTAGTGACCGGCATTGTTTCGAGATAATAGCCATGTGACTTCTTACGTATGACCGTTACCCTCATATAGTTGGCATCAGCCATATTCTCATTCTTCTTACCCAAAATTCTGAAGTATCTGATATATCTTGCCATCAGTAATCAACTCCTTCATTTTCACAATTCATCTGTCTTATTGTTTCGTCTATTTCATCAATCAATTCATCTACATAATCGTATACATAGTTATCTTTATCATGATAAAAGTTTTCTGAAATGTCCTGTATTCTCTTTGCATACCTCTTGATCTGTTCCATCTGCTTGAATGATTCTTTATTGAAACTCAGCCTGCGCATAAAATTCATCCTTTCTGCTGCTCATTGCAGCTGATTGTTGCTTGTAGAAATTTGTTTTACGTGATTCTTTGACCTGTTTAATGAAATCCGGATCCTTTGCCTTTTTAATTAAGCATTCTTTTTCTGCAATGGTTTTTGCATAGAACGTATGAGCTGAAAGACCGGTCATAATATCAATGACTTTGTATAGCTTTTCCACTTTGTCCCTTACAATGGCTAGACCATTGCCTAAATCATTTCCTTTTGCCTCTCTGTAGTAGCAATCCAAACCTGTTTTTTCGCTTTTTATTGCCAACTTATACGTGACCGGCTTTTCTTTTTTCTCGCCATCAACGATCACCAGTAATTTCTTGCGTTCGTTTGCTTCAGCTTCCCATTTTTTGGATGTATAGTATTCGATATCCTGTTTTATCGGTTCTCTTACCCATGTTTTGAATGCTTCAACGCTTTCCGGCGTGCAGTATTTCTCAGCCCGAACCATGAATGACTTGAACAATGCCACTGTATGCGTCTTGTAGAAATCACCATAGATCGTGTAATAGCCTTCTGCATCCTTGAATGGAAGTTTAAAGTTCGGCGCATCATCAATTCTTTCCGGTTTCTCTGCTTCAGCTGGTTCCTCTGCTGGTTTCTCAATCGGCAGCAATTCCATATTTTCGTTCAAAAGCCCATCAGCGATCATCTTAACGGCCTTTTCTGCAAGAGTGCAAGCCGAAACTAAATCATCCGGATTCTGTGTAAGGTGCTTTTTCCAACTTTCGATATAGGCGGCGCTATTGTCGAATGACTTTTCATTTGAAATTCCTGTAATTCCCGACAAAATGCAAGCGCCAAACTCAGCAACCAGTTCTTCTTTTGAGTATGTTTGCGTTCCAAAACCGTTATATCCCGAAACACCTGTACGGTTCAATCTGCTTTTTGCGCCGGTCGAGTGTGTCAATTCATGGAAACATGTACTGTAGTATTCCGATAATTCTTTGTACTGTTCAATAGTAGGAACGTGTACTTCATCCGTAACAGGGCTATAGTATGCCTTTTCCGATTCTGTCTTATTGAAGAAATGCAATTCTGATCCTGCTTTTGACAGATAATTAGCAATAACCATTTCAGCGTTTTCATCTGCATCATCTTCTGTAAAATGCTTGACTTCTTTTTCGGGAATATCGTTACCGTTGGCATCCTTGAAAAGAGAGATTGAAAAGATAGGGTAGTACTTCAGCGTGTAGTGAACGAACTTCTCAGCTTTACCGTTATCATCCAATACCGGCGTACCATCTGCGTTTTTACGTTCAAAAGTTGTGCCAAAAAACTGATAGCAACGTTCACCAGTCCCTTTCATTTCTCCTTTTGGTTTCCATCCAAGCTCAGCGGCCTTTTTCCATGTAATATATCCACCTTTGCCGCCCAGGAATAACTGGTTCATGAAAGAGTAAGCCCTGCCTGTAGTGTAGTTATATGATCCGCTAATAGCACTCCACGGTCTATGCCATGGAATAATGCCTTCATCCAATTTTGCAATCATGCGATCAGTTATGATCTGCGATACTGTTTTCTTGTTTTCCATGTTAGTTTTCTCCTTTTTGTTTTTTCGACAATGGCGTTATTTTGCGCCAATCTATGTCTAACACCATCCTTGAACTGTCTCTATTTGCGTAAGTCCAAACGTTTTTATCTTTGCTTTTACCATCTACTAGATAATAAGGGCGGCCTCCATAAAGCACGGCATCTGTATATACACCTGGGTACCTCAGCAAATGACCGCAATATTCAGCCTTATATATGTCCTCATAATCTGTTACTATCGTATAAATCTTATTGCAGTATCGTGTGGTCTCCGATGTGTGCTGATACTGATATGTGCCATATCCGTAATGCCCAATATAAGGGCGTGGATCGGTTGTGTACTCATTTACTGATACGTAACCGTTGTGTTCTCTTGTGAGTGACACTATCCTATAGCTTTTCATATAGACTCCCTCCATTATTGTGATGTGCTGCATCAATAAATTCCTCAAAAGTATCCTGCTTGTTTGCGTTGTTATCGGCTGAATCGTCCCATTCTTCCCATAGCTGCCTTAACTCATTTTCTGTATATTCCGTATCGGTATCTGCATCAATATATATTTTCATATATCCTCCATGCCGGTATTAAGGCAACCGGCTAGCCTATACTGCATACTCATTCAAGATTTTGAATAATTAAAGTAAATAAGATACAACAAACATGACCAGTTCACTGATAATAGCTGTCATTACGATAATGAATGTTCTGTTATCCATGTTAAAAATCCTCCAATCTTTCGATACTCTTAATAGTCCATCTGTGGGCTGATTTCCATCCATAATTCATACTTAACTGTGCCATGCAATCATCCTTGATTGCTTTACTGCCGTTTCTGTAGATTGACGAAAACTTAAAATCACTATGATCATGTCCATCATCCAAAAACGCTATATAATCTCTCAATTTTCTACCCATTTCGTATCAATTCTCAGATACTCTTCAGAGTGACTTTATACATCGCTTGTACTAGGGTGTCAGCTACTAACCCAAACGCCTGGCGTAATGCCCTAGCCTGCACATCCAGCCACGTTTTATTCCTGTTAGGCGCCCAGCTGCCGCCATTGCATCTCTTCAAGCCGGACGGAGAACAAAGCCTTTCTGCGATGTCACCGTCATAGATTAGACTGCATCCACCATATGAATATTCCTGCCAAGTGTCAGCCCCATTCAATAATAACTTCCTTAATGATACCCTAGATGCACACTCTTCTAATTGCTTGTCAGTGACATCGTTCAATAGCTCCAATGCATACTCTTTGACTCCCTTGTCCCATGCACTCCTTGCCGGCTGATTCTGTACTGCTTGCCTTAGTTCTGTTACAGTGATTGATTTCATTATGCTATCTATCCTCCGCAAGCATCCTTTTCGCTTGCTTTTCCGTGAGATCGTAATGCCCGCCGTTTAGACCGTGAAACAATGAGAAACTAGACCAATAAATGAACTTTTTTCCGTTTGTAGCAATGACAGAATATAGCCAACTGTCCTCGACTGCCGAATACTGCCGGATATCATACAGATGGTACCCAGGTAATGCCGCTGAAATCCGTGATTCTGCTGCTTGTTTGATTGTCATGTGTTCCTCCTATTTTTGGCGCCGTTTCCGGCATAAGTTAGGCGGTTTCCCGCCTGGCAATACTGTATACTCATTCAAGATTTGAAGATAAAAGAAATAAAGTTACCAGCACGTTCCTTACAGTTATATATATGGTTATCGTTTTAGTTACGGTATATAGCGCCGTACCGCTTTTATATATGTCCTGCCGCTTGCGTGTTTGTCCTCTAGGGGCTTTCCTGTACGTGGTAGCATTTCTCACCTGTTTCAGTCTTGCGACTTCCCTATAGGCACTCTTTCCTTTTGCCCTTTATTAGGTACTTTGATGGTCTGCCGTTGCCTTGTGATTGGCTATAGATTGTCCCCAGCTATTTAGCTATTCAGTTTTCAAAGATCGGCGCCGTTGCCCCTTACTGATGCTAACGACTTGCACATATGGATTGCTTTATATGCTTATATATAGGCTTTTGTTTGCCTGTCCTTCTTTGGACACCTTCACTATGCCACTGAAAATCCGGATTGCAATAGAAAAAATTTACTCAATGCTCAAAAATGGCTTAACAGAGCCAAAAATAGGCACAAAAATATTTTTGAAATGGCATGGCTGGCAAGGGGAAAAGTAATATATAACGTACCTTATACGGAAAATCAAAAAAGATAATCAACGATTGTCTATTATCTCAGTTCAAATGTCTATACGGATTCTTACAAACGCCTAGATCTAGGGATATTCATCGGTTTTTATTCAAAATTATTCAATCAATCAGCGGCAGCGGCAGGGGCAGGGGCTATAGGGTAGCGCATCAGATGGGGCGGCGCAGCGTGACGGTCGTATAGTATCATGGTTTTCTGTCTCTCCTGTATGTGTCTCTCCTGTATGTGTCTCTCCTGTATGTGTCTCTCCTGTATCTGTCTCTCCTGTACGTGTCTCCTGTATACTGCATAATAAATCAGTAGTGGTATCAAAATATACGGGGGTTATATCAAAATCAAACGTTAAAATACTGAAATATTAAGATTTATAGGGGGAGTGGCACCTGTGTGCGGCATTTTGATCGTGGAAATGTTCAGCATAGGCAAAAAAATAAAAATTCCGTGGGAAAAATTCGGAATAAAAATATTATGCGAAGTCGCAATGTTCCAAATAAAATCAGTTAATATGTAGGTGAGGAAATAAAGATGAAATTCTATAAGATAGGCAGTTATTATATTCCTGAGAACTCAATAAATTATATTTTGGAGCTCATTGAAGGGACAAGAAAGACGTATGTAATAAACTTTGGCAATGATAGCCATATCAATGTGTCGGCTGGTGTAGCAAAGGATATCGGCATAGGAGGATATGATGGGGAAACTAACAGAGTATCAAAAGAGAGACAGAACAAAGGCAAGAAAGCTCAGTGAGAAGTGGTTCAATCTAACGCAGTCACCGAAAGTCACCGAAGCGCTTGTGCAGAAATATTTTGATGAAGAAGAAAGCCCGACAAAAGCAGGGCTTTTATTGTATCTGCATATAGGCAAAGGAAAGTGGCAGCAAATGAGGAGCGATCCGAAGTTCAAAGATTCCGTTGATTATGCGGACTTGAGGATTGAGGATCTGTATGAACAAAGATTGACCACACCGTCCATGACTACAGGAGCTATCTTTGGGCTGAAGAATTGCGGATGGTCGGACAGGAACGATATTAAGGCCACCTTGGATGGCCATATATCGGTAGAACAGCTTCTTAAAGGAACCAAGAAGAAAGCATGAAAGACGAAGAATTGTCTATAACGATTCGGGAGTATATCGAGGAATATCTGAAGATAAAGACAAAGGATGGCCAACTGGTCAACCTGTCAATGAATTATGCGCAGAATCGTTTGTATGACATATTCAGGGATGCCTATAACGAGGATAGGCCGTGCAAGATCATAGTGCTTAAAGCTAGACAGTTGGGTATTTCGACCGTCACTGAAGCAATCATATCTTCCCTGGTAATGACTACTTATTATGTTTCGGCATTGATCGTAGCTCATATATCGGATGCATCGCAGAATATCTATAACATGTCAAAGAGATATTATGATGAACTTCCACCTGCATTGAAACCAATGATCAAGTATTCCAATGCGAGGGAATTGGTGTTTCAGAATCCGGATGATAAGGCTGCTGAAGATAATAAAGGGCTCAGGAGCTCGATCAGAGTGGCAACTGCCGGACAGTCGGGCGTTGGCCGAAGCCAAACGTTTAACTATATGCACCTGTCAGAGGTGGCATTCTGGAAAGAGGAAGATGGAAAGACAGTTCAATCGCAGCTTACCGGACTTCTTCAGACACTTCCGCAGCATGGTTTCTCATTTCTTGTTATTGAGAGCACCGCTAATGGCTGGAATTACTTTAAATCTCTTTGGGATAAGGCAGTGGCCGGAGAGAATGACTATGTACCGCTGTTCATACCGTGGTTTGAAATGGAAGATTATAGGCTTCCTTACCACGGAGAGAAACTTTCACCGGAAGAAACAGAGCTCTGTTCAAAGTATGAGATTGATGAAGAACAGATCATGTGGCGCCGGTATGCTATTGCTAACCTTTGCGGCGGCGATATAGACCAGTTCCGCCAGGAGTACCCAAGTACACCTGAAGAAGCATTTATCATGACTGGATCGCCTGTCTTTAATACAGACAAGGTGCTTCAGAGAATGAGTGAAGTACAGCCAGCAGATTCAACCGGTATGTTTACGGATTCCGGTACATATTATGAAGATTCCAGAGGATATATCTCAATCTGGAAGATGCCGGAGCCAAATCATGTCTATGTTATCGGCGCTGATACAGCTGGTGAAGGATCCGATTACTTCAATGCTTATGTCATTGATAAGAATACCGGAGTACAGGTGGCAAGATACCGTGCACAATCTGATGAAGGACTGTTCGTAAAACAGATTTATTATCTTGGATATTTCTATAACATTGCAATGATCGCACCGGAAGTGAACTTTTCTTCCTATCCGACTGCAAAATTGCAGGAAATGAACTATCCAAATATGTATGTCCGTGAACAGGTCGATACATATAAATATAAGACACAATCCTCCTTCGGTTTCCGTACTACTTCCCGAACACGTCCGCTGATTATTGATAATCTTGTGGATTTGGTTCGGGAGGAAGCCGAAAAGATCAATGATATCGAATTTTTGAGAGAATGCCTTTCATTCGTGAAGAACCCGAATACCGGAAAGCCGGAAGCTACAGAGGGTACTCATGATGATTGCGTTATGTCTATGGCAATCGCCTACTTTGTGCTTCCACAGGCTCAGCAGGTATACGTTGATACAACGGAAGCTGAAAAAGATGAATATTCTGATGATATTTCTTCTTTTCTCGGCTATGGAGAGTGATGATGGAAATTTTTATCTTGATTGCTGCATGTGCAGCCTTTTATTTTATCGGCTATAAGGTCGGCGTGAAGAAAGAATCTAAAAATTCACTCACCAAAGAGGAAAAACAGGGCATTCAGGAAGTTCTTAACCTGCTTAATTATGATGGGAGCAAACAGAAATGAAGATCAAATTAAAACCGGAAGATATATTTGACGAATATTCCACCGGCAGAACATATAACGAATCTCATGATCTTTACGAAAACGTGGAGAAAAATGAGAATTTTTATGTTGGTGAACAGTGGAAGGGCGTAAATGCAGATAATCTCATGAAGCCGGTCTTTAATATCGTCAAGAGAGTTGTCTCTTATTATATTTCACAGATTGCTTCTGATGATATCGGAGTACATGTGCAGCCTTTTGATGCTACTGAAGCAAATGAAGCCTATTGCGATATGGTGTCTGATCTTATCAATAACGTTATTGAAAGGACAGATATTAAGGCAAAGGCTAGGACAAACGTACGAAATTGCGCCGTGGATGGCGATACGGCCATGGTTTTGACGTTTGATCCTGATGTTGAGACCAATGATGATGTTAAGGGAGACATCAAGGCAGAGCTGATTGATAATACGAATATCATTTTCGGCAATCCATACTCTGATGATCTGCAATCTCAGCCGTATATTCTTGTTGTGCAGAGACTTTTTACCGAACAGGTAAAGGATATGGCAGAGGAATATGGCGCAAAGAAGGATGATGTTGAAAAGATCGTCTCTGATTCTGAAGATATTCGCCTTGATGATGCTGATGATGAATTGACCACCGTTATTACGAAATTCTGGAAAGAAAAGAAGATGGTCGATATTGACGTTGATCCATTGACCGGCGTTACCAGACAGAAAACAGTAAATTCAGTTCATTTCATGAAGGTTACTTCCAATGTTGTTATCAAAGATGATACGGACTTGGAATATAACATGTACCCAATCGCTTATATGACGTGGGAACATACAAAAAATTCCTATCATGGCCGGTCTCCTATTACCGGACTGATCCCGAACCAGATTTTCATAAATAAGACGTTTGCTATGTGCATGGTCTATATGACAAATCAGGGATTCCCGAAAGTATTTTACGATAACACGAAATTATCGAAGCTCAGTAATGACGTAACAAAAAATATTGCCCTGCCGAACATGGATATGGCAGGAAAATTGATTGATGCAGTCAAGGCACCGGACTTTTCCAATCAGATTACCCAGTTGATTGACACAACGATCACGTATACCAAGGAATTTATGGGCGCTTCTGATGCTGCTTTAGGTGAATTGGCAAATCCAAATAACACTTCTGCAATCGTAGCCGTTCAGGAGGCTTCTACTGCACCTTTGGAATTGCAGAAATTGGCTTTTCATGATTTCTATGAGCAGGTAGTGAGAATAATCATTGATATTATCGGATGCCAGTATGGAAACCGCATGATTAAGCTCACAGAATCACAGGCAAAACAGCTTAATTTGGTGGATCATGTCGAATATATTGACAAAATGACCAATCTTCCAGCACAGCCGATCATGGTAAATGGTCAGCTTATGGAACCGCAGAATAACCCGAATGTTTCGGTAAAGATTGTCTATAAGACTTCTACAAGGTTTGATTTTTCAGCTTTGAAGAATATGAATTATGACATTTCTGTCGATATTGGCCAGTCAACCTATTGGTCAGAACAGACACAGGTCACAACAATCAGCAATCTGTTTGATAAGGGAATTATTACTGATCCAGTTACATTCCTTGAATGTATGCCGGATAAGTATATCCCGAATAAGCAGAAGCTCATTGATAAGCTCAAAGGTTCCCAGGATAACACCAATATTTCACTTCCGCAGCAGGAACAGCCGAGCTTGAACCCATATAACGATGCCGAAGCGCTTCAAGCTGATCCAGATATGAGAGCTTCCGCAGGACAGGTTGGAAGTGCCGCCCTTCAGCAGGTATACGCTACTGCAAAAGATAAATATGGAGGTAAAGACAATGTTATGTCCCAAATGCCACCGTCTAATGCACAGAAAAACTGATGACGGAAGTATTTATTATTACGAATGTGCAGCATGTGGCACAACGATCGGAAAGCCGGTCGAGAAAACTGAATCAAATAAAACGGCAGATGAATAGTCTGCCTTTTACATGCGCCAACCATAGCGCAGAGGAGAAGAACAAATGGATGAAGAAGTGACAAACCAGTCGCCCGAAACCACAGAAGCAAGTGTTCCAACAAGCACAAATGAAACAGGCACTAAAGACACAGCCGATACAGAAGCTCCAGAAATTGATTTTGGCGAGGATGAACAGACCAGTGAAGAATCTGCCGAAACAAATGAAGAAGCCACTGATACTGACCAGAATAAGCCCACAGAGGAACCTGATGAAGACTTCTTAGATATCACCTATAACGGCGAAGCAAAAAAGCTGTCTAAGAAGGATGCAATCACCTTTGCTCAGAAGGGCATGAATTATGACAAGCAGACACAGAAATTAAATGCACTTCAGAACGATCCAGTCATGAAGGCATTCAAGGCACAGGCCGATAGTGTCGGGCTTTCTCTGAATGACTATGCACAGAGATTGTCACAGTTCCAAGAGCAGTCACAGATCAAACAGATTGCCGATAACTTCATTGCGGAAAATCCGGATGTTTCCGAAGAAGTGGCCAAGAAGTACGCCGAAGCAGAGTTTAAAAATCAAAAGATTACTCAGGCTTCCCAGCAGCTTCAGCAGAGCAAGGAACAGGCAAAATCTGAAAACGATCATTTAATTAGCGAAGTCAAATCATTCTCTCAAAGATACCCAAGTGTTGAGATTGAAAAATTACCGGTCGAGGTAATTGACGAGATCAATTCAGGCGCTTCTTTGGAAACTGCTTATTTGCGCTATCAGAACACACAGCTAAACACACGATTGAAGAATGACAGTCTGAATAAGGCAAATAAACAAAAGAATGTTGGCTCAATCACATCGGATGTTTCAGGCACCGGAAAGGATCCATTCCTTGAAGGTCTATTTGGAAAATAAAAGGAGAAATTAAATGGCAAATTCTACAGAAAACTATGCTTCAAAATATGAGAGCCAGTTGAACCAGGCGTTCACACTTGCTTCCGTTATCGCAGGAAAGACTAACACAGAATATTCGTTTGACGGAGTGAGAACAATTCACATTCAGTCCGCAGTCACACAGCCGCTTAAAGATTATAAGAGAACCGGCACTTGGAGATATGGCGATCCAGATGAACTGAAGACTGATCTTCAGGATGTAACACTGAGTTTGGATAAATCCTTCTCTCTGACGATTGATAAGGGCAACTATAAGGATTCTGCTCTGGCACGCAAAAAGGGCGCTGTTATTAAGGCAGAAATTGGAGAACAGGTAACACCGTTCTTTGATAAGAACGCTCTGACAAAGTGGGCTACAGCAGGTGTTGTACTTGCAGCGCCGACTACTTTGGATAAGACAACGATTCTTGATCCGTTTGTTGATGCACGCAAAATGTTCGTTAATTCCAACATTCCTATGACGGATTCCTGCTTTGCTTATGTTAAATCATCTGCATATAGCTTGCTGCTGAGAAATCCAGAGTTTATCTCTGTTGAGAAGCTGGGCGAGAAGCACTTGGTCAATGGTCTTGTCGGTAAGGTCATGAACTGGCAGATCATCGAAGTACCGGATGCATACCTGCCTGAAAAGACAAACGTTCTGTTTACTCATAAGTCTAAGGTTATGGCACCTTCTAAGATTGCCGAACTGAAGACATATGAAGATGTTCCTGGTATTTCCGGCACTTTAATTGAAGGCCGCTATTATGGCGACGCCTTTGCATTAAAGACACTGGTAAATGACACAACTACTGAGGGTGGCGTTTTCTCCACAGTGGGTATTATCAACTGCGCTAATGCGTAATTGAGTACGAGAGGCTTCAAGCCTCTCTGAAAGGAGTGGATCATGACAGCAAAAGAACTATATGAGAGCGCAAAAGCGCTTATGTTCGAGAAGAAATCTTCCAGAGATTACGATAATTACTATATCCCATGGATCAATGCACTTCTTTCAGAGACGTTTGAAATAAATAATCAGTTAAGAGTGTTCAATGGGAAAGAAAAATTGGCTGAAATTCCTTCTGTTTCCACAGAAAAGGATGAACTTACTTACGAAGATAAAATGCTCCGTGAGGTTCTTCCTTATGGTCTGGCGGCGAACTTCTTTATTGATGATGATGTATCTAAATATGATATTCTGCATACTTATTATCAGAACTCATTGTTCGGCTGCATCAGAGGTATCGAAACAGATAGTGAAAATGTATGGGGTGATGCCGAATGATCCAGCAGAAAACACACGCTGCTGCTAAATACTCCATGCTGAATATCGGTTCGCCTGGAATCGGCGGCCTGAATATTGAGGACTTGGACTATACACTCCCTCTGGCACAGTCTCCGAAGATGCTGAATATGATGTATAAGAATGGTGTCTTTGGCAAGAGATACGGCCAAGAAAATATCAGCGTTTCCGGTATCAGCGGTACGATCTTGGCCATGTACCTGTATGGAAGCTATATTTACGTTCAGTGCTCTGGAAAGATAGTGCGGTTTGCAGTTGAGTCAACCACATCTTCTACAGTCTACACAAGCGAAAATTTAAGTGTTGCGGGGCTGTTCTTTGTCATGAATACAAAACTGTATTTCATGAATAAGAATATCTATCTTGAAATGAAGAAAAGCGATAGCAGCATGGTTGCCGTCACTCCGTATGCACCGGATGTAAAGATAAACATGAAGCCGAATAACAAGGACAGCGGCGATATTATTGAATCGTATAACCGGCTTGGCGGTAACTTTAAGAATTCTTTCAATGGAGACGGAACAAATACAAAATATATTCTTTCTGCCAGCCCATTGAAATCTATTGTTTCTGTAACCGTAGGGAATTCAAAGACCACAGCTTATTCTGCTGATCTTACGAATGGTTTTATTACGTTAAATTCTGCACCTGGATCAGGGCAGAACAATGTTGTTATCGAAGCAATCTCGAATGAGGATGGCGTTGATACCGATGCAGCCGAATTGAGAACCTGCAAATACTCTGTATCGTATGGCGGCAATAACGCTTCCCATCTGTTCTTGGCCGGAAATGGAACTTCAAAATATTATTGGAGCTCAATAGCCGGAGGGAATGATTCGGAAGATGATACGATCTTTGATGCTAATTATTTCCCAGTTGAGAATTATGCAATCGTAGGAAATACAGAAGAAGATATTACCGGTTTCGGGCTTCAGTATAATTCATTGATTGTGTTTAAGCCGAATGAAGTATTCCATATCGGATATACCTTCAGCACAGATACGAACAGTGAGACCAAAGTAATATTCACATCAGCTCTTGTAAATAATGAGATTGGGTGTGACTGCCCGAATACGATCAGATATATCGACAATAGATTGACTTGGATTTCATCTACCAGGGGAGTATGTACTTTATGCTCAACTGTAATTACAGATGAAAGAAATGTCATGGTTGTGTCCAGAAATATCAATGGTGGCGGCAGAGAGCAAGGGCTTGTAAATAATACAGGTCTGAAAGGATGCACTGCCGTTGACTATGACGGAAAATATATCATTTTCTTAGAGAAATCTCATGAATGCTATGTTTGGGACTATGAAAACGCACCGTATTCAGAATCGACAAAATATACGCCGGAAGAATTAGCAAAGGCTACAGCATGGTATAAGTGGGATTCTATTTTATATGGGAATAACAGTACGACTTCACCAGCGATTGCGTTGGCCTTTGACGACAAAATCTATTTCACCAGTGGGAGCAATCTTTATACATTCAATTCTGAATTGGATGATAACGGAAAGCCAATCAGTGCATGTTATCAAACACCTATGCTTGACTTCAACAGATACGACATGCTGAAGACGATCAAGAAAGTATATTTTGAAGTTCGTGGAGACATGCCAGGCAATATAAAAATTACTTACATCACGGATGAAACACCAGAAGGTGAGATTGATCCAGAAAATATCATGGTTCCTACAAAGCTATGGAAAGGTTTTTCATGGCATAAGTGGGGATGGTTGGTAATTAACTTTGCAAAAACGTTTGCCAGAAAGTGCTCAATCAAAAAGGTTACATTGTTCGGCATTCTGCTGGAAAATAGCGAGCTTGATAAGGACTTGTCCGTCAGTGCAATCAAAGCAGAGTACACAACAGTAAAGGAGATAAAATAAATGGCACTAGATAAGTTTTCATTTACTCCGTCAGACGGTTTCAATGATACTTCTTCTTATCCTGATCCTGCATCGGAAGCAGAGACGAGAACACAGCTTCAATCTCTGCATACGCAGACTAGGGATTTTATCAATAATCTTGTAGATCATATAAATACAAGCGATACATCACTTGCAAAGAAGGTAACGTCAGACGATATTAAAGCATTTAGAATAAATGCCGATAACTCCATTGAGTATTCTTTGGATGGGACAAATTGGCAGTCTTCAGCTTCATCCGGTCATATCATTATCAATCAGTACGGCGACCAGTTCCCGCAGCGATCCAGAATGAAATTTCTGAATACCACAATCACAGATGATGGAACGCAGACGATCATTGAAGGCATTAAAGGTGAAAAGGGAGATCAGGGCATCAAGGGCGACCAGGGAAGCCCAGGTATTCAAGGTATTCAAGGTGTAGCAGGAGCCAAGGGAGCCCAAGGTATTCAAGGTGTTAAGGGAGACCAGGGAGAAAAAGGAGATCCAGGCGCAGATGGAAACTCATTTGTCGTCAAAGGATTATATCCAACTTACGCAGACCTTCTTGTAGCGCATCCTTCCGGTGTTGCCGGTGATGCATACATGGTCGGTACTTCCGCAGATAATATTATCTATTTGTGGAATGCAGATACGTCACAGTGGACTAATGTAGGATCGCTTCAAGGACCGGCGGGGCCACAGGGCATCCAGGGTGATGTAGGACCACAGGGAGAGCAAGGCGTTCAAGGTATTCAAGGTTCTCAGGGAATTCAGGGAATCCAGGGAGAACGAGGAGAAAAAGGCGAGCAAGGTGTTCAGGGACAGGCTGGTGAAGGTGTTCCGATTGGTGGCAATCTTGGAGATGTGCTGGTCAAAAAGACCAATACATCTTATGACACTGAATGGATACAGATAAACGATAAGATATATCCAGTTGGAGCAATTTACCTGTCTGTAAATAGCACAAGCCCGGCTTCTATTTTTGGTGGAACATGGGAACAGATAAAAGACAGGTTCATGTTGGCGTGTGGCGATACCTATTCCGCAGGAAGCACAGGCGGTGAGGCACAACACAAGCTGACGGTCAATGAAATGCCGAATCACGTGCATCAGTATGCGGCAGACTATACCGATGGCGGTGGGGCATCGAACACAAAAGGTGAAGTGTGGGCGCTTAAACAGACATCAGCGCAAGGCGACGGTATCGGGTCATGGGCTTTTGGGACTGACACAGCTGACCGATTTGGATATACAGGTGGAAATTTGCCTCATAACAACATGCCACCATATCTGGCAGTGTACATGTGGAAACGAATTGCATAAAGGGGGAAAACATGAGAATTTTAGACAAAGACAATAACGAAATTACAAGCCCAGACCTTGAAAAAGGCTATTTGAAGATTGAAACAATTGTAATTAAGCATCATGATGCAGTTGAAGCGAAAGCAGGAAAATCACATGCTGAAGTTGTAAAGGAATACCTGAACGGCGGAAAAGATGTAATTACGGTATGGGACGAGAAACCAACAGAAGCCAAAGCCGCTTATGATGAGACTGAAGAAATCCAGAGGTATCATGCTTATACTGAGGATGAATTGAAGGCCATTGCCGATGCAAAAGCAGAAGCGGAACGGATTGCATCATTGCCAACAGTCGAAGAACGTCTGAAAGCTACAGAGGATGCAATCATGGCAATGGCACTAGGAGACACTTCAAATGTTTGATTTTTGGAATAATATGTTCAAACTTGGCCGCATCACGGCAGATAAGTTGAAAGAGGCAGTAGTAAAGAAGTATATCACTGCTGAACAGTATAAGCGAATCACAGGTGAAGAGTATCAAGCATAAAGCAGAGCAGATGCCCCGCTTTTCATATGCAAAAAGAAAGAAGAGGAATAAAAAATGAATGATTTATGCATTGAAGAACTTAACAACGGAAAAGGTGAAGATACGCCGGAGGGGGTACGCTAATGTATTCAAGTCTAACTAATAACGTTATCTTAACGGATAAGAGCAACAGTAGAAACGGCAATCCTGTTTGCAAAATCACTCCTCATCACATGGCCGGCGTGATGTCTGGTGCTGAATGTGCGACATATCTAAAAAACACAGCTAGAGATTGCTCCGTCAATTATTGCATCGGGGTAGACGGAGACATCGCCTGCAACGTTGAGGAGGAGAATAGAGCTTGGACATCTAGCTCATGGGACAACGACAAAAACGCAATCACTATCGAGGTTTCAGATAGTGACGCGAACTGGAACATCAGCGATGCATCATGGCAGGCACTAGTTAATCTATGCGTAGATATCTGCAAACGGTATGGCTTTAGCCTTAACTACACAGGTGATGCTAATGGTAGCCTTACAGAGCATCGCATGTTTGCAAACACGGCATGTCCAGGCGAACCACTGCACAATCGCATGGCTGAACTAGCACAGACAGTCAATGCACAGCTTAACGGTGAGCCACAGCCTGCACCACAGCCAACAAAAAGCATTGATGAAATTGCACAGGAAGTCATTGCCGGAGCCTATGGAAATGGTAGTGACCGTATGAACGCATTGACCAACGCCGGATATGATGCAAACGCAGTCCAGGCTAGAGTTAATGAGATCATGGCCAACGGCAGCAACGATGCTCAGCCGGTTGATATTGAGGCTTTGGCGCAGGCAGTTATTGCAGGTCAGTATGGTACAGGCGATGACCGCCGGAATGCTCTTGGTGACAACTACGAGGCAGTTCAGGCACGAGTCAACGAGCTGATGGCACAGTCTCAGCCTGCAGCAGATATTGATGATTTAGCACGCAGAGCAATTGCCGGTGAGTTTGGCAACGGTGATGATCGCCGGGCGGCGCTTGGTGAGCTGTATGATCAGGTCCAGGCAAGAGTCAATGAGATGATGTAAAAGAAAGGCGAGGGAAGAAGATATGTTAAAACTGAAATTATCAAATGACTTGTATGATTTATTTAAGTTTATTGCTCAGATTGTATTACCTGCATTAGGAGCTTTCTACGCAGCATTGGCCGGTATTTGGGGGTTGCCATATGCAGTAGAAATCACTGGCACGCTTGCGGCCGTAGATACATTTTTAGGAGCTTTGCTACAGATTTCTACGTCAAATTATAATAAGGTAGATGACACTGAGGTTAAGTCGAATGACTCCTCAAATGACTGATCTTGAGGCATGGGCCTTATTTGGTAAATGGATTCTAGCTGCCGGAGGTATTGCCGGAGCCGTGCTATCAATAGTCAAACTTATTGGATGGATAAGGTCAAAGACTTCAGTTGCAAAGCTGGAAGCAGATAGTAAGCAACATGCGGTATGGTTAAACAACGACCATGACCAAATCAAGCAATTAAACTGTCACGTTGAGCAAATAGATCAGCGCATTGATGAAATTGAGGATAAGCGCCTTACTGAGAGCGTAAAAATCAATCAGTCATTGCAGATGTTAGGCACCAGCCTATGTGCCATTCTCAATCACCTAATAGACGGTGAAGGAAAAGAAGAAATGAAGCAGAAGCGGGATGAACTAACCAATTTCTTTATTAAAAAATAAAAGGAGAAATAACATGGCGTGCAAAACAAAGAAGAAAAGTAATTCTACTAAGACTAAGAAGAAAGGTGGGAGAGGGTGCTGATGGAAGATAAAAAGCAGAATCCGGAAACAGTTGTCCCAACTACTAGATACAGTAAATTACTAGCCATTCATAATGCATTAAAGAAGATCAAAGCAGGAGGTAAGTAATATGGGAATGATTAGACACACAGAGGATGATTACGGTGCTCAGTCAAGTGGAAGCGGACATGTTAATGTTCCAGTAGACGATGCGCCAACACCTTTAGAAGATCAACAGGCTTACGAACGGCAACAGGCAGAAGAAGCACAGGCGGCTGCCGATGCACGGGCGCAAGCAGAAGCAGAACAACAGGCACGGTATGCGGCACAGCAAGCTGCTCAACAGCAAGCTGAAGCGGAAGCCGAAGCAGAGCGACAGGCAGCAGAAGAAGCGGCTCGTCAGGAAGCACAGAGAAAAGCTGAAGCGGAAGCGGCGGCGTTAAGAGCGCAGATTCAAGCCAGAAAAGATGCAATCAATGCGGCGAATACTGCTATTGACCAATCAGCGAAAACACAGGTAGACAGATACAACAATTCAAAGACGGATATAAATAACGATTATCAGAAATTGCTTAATCAGAACTCAGTACGGCAGTATAAGAGCAGGATCAATCAGAGAGAATCGTTAGCTAACCGTGGTAATTTAGATTCCGGTTTAGGGCGTATGGAGAATTTGCAACTGAATACTATCTATGGCAATAATGAGAATGACATTTTAAATAAGCGTCAGTCAGAGCTTGATAATGTTGCAAATGCAATCAATAACGTTTTTTCTACTGCATCAAAGCAGAAGGCAGATAACCAGACAAATGGATTGAACGATTTTAATTCTGCACTTCAGAATGTAATTTCCTCAACCTATTCCGGATATACTCCTGCAAGCTCAGACTATTACCAATCGGCTTTAGCCAGCTTGAACGATAATAATGAGCTTGGATCATACACTTCATCTGATTCAACTTCTAGTGAATCCGCATTAGCGGCGGCATTGAAGAAACAGCAGGATGAAAACGCATATACAAAATTGCTGAAGGCTTATTACAGCTCAAAATAAGGAGGCTTTATTATGAGTTTTTGGGATGATATTACAAATTGGTTTAGTGAGGTAGGAAAGAGAGCGCAAGAAAACGCCGACAAGGTGGATCAGGTAAGCTCAAATGTTGCTTCTTCTATCAGCCAGCCAACTGCTTATGTGCCAAAGACAGACACTTCAAGTCTGCCGCAGTCAATTACTAATGTAACGACTACTTCAACCGGCGATCATCCCTATCAGAATGATTTGTATAGCGCAGAAGCACCTGCATATACGGCGCAGAGAGAAAAGGCAAAGAACGTTTATGACAGTACGCTAGATGCGATCCATAACGCCGTAAATGCGGTTGGCAATACTGCCAGCAATATCGGAAATGATTTTGTACGCAATGCAAAGAAGAATGTTCAGGACACAGACAATGCTATATCTTCCTCTGTGAAGTATTCTGATACTCCTAACAATGCACCATATGTCACGACTACCACTACAGGCGATCATTCTACAGATGATACATATAAAGCGGTAGGAGCCGGTCTAAAGGCAATTTCACAGGGGAAGAATGTGTCTGAAGCAATGCAGAAGGAAACCGCTGAAACGCTTCCGGAAACATTGACAAGAGCGCAGGAAAAAATAAATAAAGCTAATCTCGAAAATGCACAGTACACTGAAACCGTAAATAACAATACGATCACAAAGGGAGCTTCTGATCTGTTAAGAAGCAATCTTGCCGGTGTGTCGAGCGCAGTAAACGGAACAGTTGCCGGTGTTGCAAACGCAGGACGTACTGTATCTCATGTTCTAGGAAATGATGAATTAGCTGATAAGTTCGGCGGTATTGCTTCAGATGCGGACGATACAGACGTTCAAACAGGGCTTAACCAGAATAACCAGTTCGCCGGTACAGTTGTAGGAGACCTTGCTTCCACGATTGGTCAGATGTTGCCACAAACGATCTTAGGTGTTGCTACAGGCGGCACAGCGGCGGCAGGAAAGATTGGCCTTGGACTTATGGGTGCTTCTGTATACGGCAATGAATCAAATAAGGCGTTCAATCAGTTAGGAGCAGACGGTAATTTATCAAACGAAGATTATCTCAGAGCTAACCTGTATGCAGGTGCAAAAGCCGGTACAGAGGTAGCAACAGAAAATATTGATAATGTTCTTCCTGGTATGAAAATGGGGCTTAATCAATTCTTGGAAGAAGGCCTTGAAGAAGGTGTAGGAGCATTGGTTGATCCATTGACCGACCAGATTCTTGATGCCAAGAACCTAAAGGATGCCGCAACAAACGTAGCCAATTCCTATTCTTCAATGTCTTACTGGAAGGACTTAGCAAAACAAGCCGGTCTTGGTACACTTTCCGCAGTAGTATCTTCTGCACCTCATTTATTAGATAAGAATTACCGTAATGCATTGATTGAAGAAACAGAAAATGCAGGTGCGGTATTATCACAGAAAATAGAATTAAAGACTATTCAGGCAACAATCTCTGCCAATAAAGCAGGGCTTGTCAGCAATGGTCAGAAAGCGGCCGCCGTAGATAATTTACGGCAGATTGCGTATGGTGAGAACGGATCACAAGGACTATTTACTTCATTGGATGATGAAGGTAATATTGCCAATCCATTAAAATCTGAAAATGGTGATATTAAAACACTTGCACAGCAGACGAACTATACGCTGATTCAGTCAGAGCTTGAAGGGAAACTTGGTTCTGATGCAGCAAAAACTATTGCGAAGATTGCGAATAAGATGGAAACACCTATCATCTTTGACGATTCTCCGTTTACCCTTAATGATGGTACCGAAGTTGACGGATGCGTAAACACTAATGGTGTTATATGCATCAATAAAAACGCCAGCGATCCAGTGTCATCAATTTTTGAGCATGAACTCGCCCACATGACAGAGAACTCTGAAAATCACGGAGACTATGTGGCACAGATTACGGAAATGTTCAAAAATGGAGAAATTAAAGACGAAAATAATTTGATTGGTAAGATTCAGTCAGATAATTCTCTCAGCGCAGATGCAAAGAAGAATGAGAGCGTTGCTATTCTTACACAGTCATTGCTCAATGATCAAGAATCTTTAAAGACGTTGGCCGGCAATTCTTCATCTGTAGCAAAGTATCTTATTGATTCCATGAAGAACTATGCGACAGGAAAAAGTAATACGTTGAATATCGCCATAAATACGCTCAGAAAATCATTGAATACAGCATCAGCACCGAATGAAACAGAAGCATATACTAACCTAAGTAGACAGATGCTAGATGCAAGATTATACAGGATGGATAAAAATGTCGAACAAGTAAAAGTATCGAAAAATATTTTATCTAAATATGATGATTACCAGGATGCGCTTAAGTCAGGCGCTTCAAAGAAGGAAATAAAGTCAAAGCATGATGCTCTGTATGATGCAATCGGGAAAGCCGTATCAGGATCGGATAAGCCGATGGAAGAAACAAGCAAAGAAATTATGGACTTCTTGGCAAAACGATACGCAAAAGATAATGATGCAGAAGCAATCGTAGAACAGAAAAAGAAAAAGAGAACGGTTAAGAAGACAACGGAAGCGGTGCAGGAAACCACAGAAAATACTTCTGCCGATACCGTAAATAAACTGTCAGATTATCTTACACAGGCAGGAATCAAGAAATCTGCTGCATCAGAATATGCGCAGAATTTAGTTGAGCAGTACCCTATATTCCAGAATGATGTTCAGAGCAAGACTAAGAATCCAAAGAATACGTTCATGAAAGAAATGGCACAGGTGCGTGCTTTTGCGGAAAGAAAGAATCTTAACTTTTCTGATATTTCAAAGAATGTATTCAGTATTATCAAGGATCAGCAGAATACAGATGTTGCACCAGCAAAGGTGGAAACGCAGCCGGAACCAGTAAAACAAACAGGCATATTTGATGAACCTGCAAATGTGCAGGAAGTAAAAACGGAAGCAGTAAAGGCAGAAGTAAAGCCTATTACACCAGATGTAAAAGAGCCGGTGCAGGAAATCAAGACTGTAGAAGAAGAAAAACCTGTCATTGATGAAGCTCTTAAATCTGCTATTGATACAAAAGGAAATATCATTCAGCAGAACAACCGTACAGAGCAGGAGACTAACAGGGCTATTGCACAGAAGATCAGTGATGGTGCAAAAGCAGAAGTAAAGAAGTCTATTGAATATCAAGTGTTTAAGACAGCAGAAGAAGCAGTTACAAAAGACGTTAAAGAAACTGTTTCTGATACTGCAAAAGAAGATATGGCTGCCGAAGTAAAGAACACAGTAAAGGCGGCCAAGAAGAAAGTGAAAAAGTCCGTTAAATCTTCCATGGCAGATGATCTTACAAAGAATATCTCTGAAAGCATGAAGGAACATAATAATTCAAAGCTAACAGAGAACGATTCTAAGATTATTGATGATTCGGTTGATACCAACAGTAAAGTAATTGAAGATGAAGTGAACAAGCAGAGAGAAGCCGATACCAAGACAGAGAATCATAAGGTTGACCTTACGAATATCAAGTACGATCAGACAGACGGAAGATCAAAGCTGAATCATCAGTTCGCTACATTGAAGAATCTTGAAAAGTTGGATATTACACCAGAATTAAGGAAGAAATTACAGGCAGATTTTGAATCAGGGCAGCCGAATACATATGCAAGTACACAGACAAACGAAATGAAGCTGCGTACTGCCGGTGAGAAGCTGAAAAAGAACGGTCTGAATTATTGGTATAACTATCTCACAAATAAGTGTGATGTTACGGATAAGGGAACCTATAGCCTTCATGATGTAAATGAAGGTGATCTTATTATGGCGCAGGAAGTAAATAAATCTGTAAGCAACAAGGTATCTGATTATGGAAATAGTCTTGTTACCTTAACGCAGGATGCTATCCGGAACGTTCAGAAAGACGGAAAACTGGATAAAATTGATGCCGATAAGATTACTACAGTGAAGAAGGCAGAAGATTTCCTTGATAATCATACCGAAGTCACAAATGGAAATATTCAGGCTACTAGATCAATGCTCAATGATAACCGTTATCTTCACCAGAATGTTACGCAGATGGTCCTTTCTATGCGGTCGTTTGCAGGATCCATGCTGCATGATGCACAGGTGTATAAGAATAATGCCTGGGAGAGCATGACCGGTGATGAAAAGGCCGATTATATGAGACAAACTCTTGATGATGTGAACGATTATATCGTCACCAAAACAAGAGAGGGAAAGAAATTTCTTCAAACGCATTCTGATTCTGATTATTTAGCTTCACTTCATACCGGCGCAGATAAAGATATTTATGAGAATCTTATATCTGCTATGGCAGATGCTACAGATGCACATGACAGTGAAACCTATGCAGAAAAGTATGAGGAATTTAAGAAGCTCGTACAGCATGATGCGCCTAGAAGTGCTACAGAAAAATTACGGTCATGGAGATATTTGAATATGCTGGTAGCACCAGTCACTCATGAGCGCAACATTCTTGGCAATGCTTTAATGTCGGCCATGAACGCTTCCAAAAATGCCAATCAGTTTTTGGTTGAATCAATGGTCAAGCATGGCGGCCTTGTTATGACACATAATATCAATCATCTAAAGGATGATACAGAATATATGTCGTCAAAGGATCAGAAGAAATATCTTGATGCAATGGAGAAAGCGGGAATTACAGAAGAAGATATTACCGATCATCACGGATATTTTGATAACCGCAATAATGCAATGTCTAAGGCGTTTGAAAAATATTTAAGTTCTCATACAGGCAAGGCAGATACATCAATAGCCAGAAAGAAATACTTCTCTGATCTTGGATATACCGGCGAAGCGCTTGATTCTTTGGTAAGCAATAAATCAAGAAAGTTTGCAATCAATGATCGTAACATGGTGTATCTTAGAAACAGGACGCATACATCTTATGAAAACGCATTGCTCAACGGCATTGCAGATGGCTCAGTATCGGGGAAATTTAAAAAGAATAATAACAGTAATGTATTGACCGGGTTTACCTATTCTAATGAGAATGATTTTGCCAATAAAGTATTCAATGATGCAAGCAAACAGTTCATTGATGAATCTGCATTGCGTATGTCAAAGGCAAACAGAGCTCAGAAGAAACAGGCGAAAGAATACATCCAATACCTTGAAGAAACTGGAAGTATGAAGATGGGCGAAAAGTATGGTGATGAAAACGTACAGGAGATTCTTCAGGGAAGAACGCCTTTTGCAGGAGATAACATTGTTTCAAAGGCTATCAATTCTCTGTATAACTTCAACTCATACGGTTTTAAGTCTGCTAAGAATGTTCCGGTGGTTAAATATCTCGGCCTTGAAAACGAAGATAAAGGCTTCTATGAGAGCAATGCCGCTACTGCACTTGCCATGGACTTGAATAACAAGGGATATTCTCTGGAAAAGACAGAGGACGGTTCGTGGAGATTAAGCGGACTATCTAAAGAAAAGTCTGATTCTGTATTGAATGATCTTGTGGCAAACGCAAAACAGGTGGGTGAAGAATCTGTATACCGTGATTCAAATGCGTTTGTTACGCAGCTTAACAAAATGAGAAAGAACAGTAAAATTGCTAACCTTGTTTTGGAAGCATCAGTGCCATTTATTAAGACACCATCAAATATTATTCGCAGAGGTATTGAATATTCTCCTGTATCGTTTATATCAGCAAAGGCGTTAAAGAGCAAAGTCATTCATGGAGATATTTCAGGTGATGCCTATATTTCAAGAATTTCTAAGGGCATGTCTGGATCAGAGATTGCTATGGCCGGTCTTGGCTTGGCAATGGCAGGTGTTCTGAAAGGCAAAGATAGAGACGATGATTACAATGCGCAGAACTATAAGAGCTCAACTTTTGGCAACCAAGACTATGCTTTAAATATTGGCGGACATCAGATTGATCTGTCTTGGGGTGCTCCAGTTACTTCTGTATTATTGACCGGTGCAGCCGTGGCAGATGCCTTGAAGGATAAAGGAGATTTCTTCACCAATGGCGAATGGGCTAGTGTTGGCGCAGATGTACTTGATTCCTATTGGTCTGTAATTGAAGATACTTCTATGCTTTCCGGTCTTAAAAACACCTTAAAGACGTTTGCTGGTACTTCAAGCAAGAACGGAAAGGCATCAGATGTAGCCGTGTCATTGCTTGGAAACATTGTATCTCAGGCATTGCCTGTAGCCGGAAAACAGATTGGAAATATTATTGATGACACTCAAAGAGTGACTTATTCCAGTGATTTGGTCGAAGAAATGAAGATCAAAGCACTTCAGACTTTGGCACAGTCTTATAAACTTCAGCCAAAACTTGATTCCCATGGCAATGAGATCAAGAAAGATGACCTGGGAATGGGCGCTTTTGGCAGGGCAGTAAATACTCTTGCCAATCCTATTAAGGTAACAGAAGACAATCACACTAGGCAAGACGAAGAAATACTTAAACTGTATAACACTACCAAAGATGATAGCTTGTTAGGCAGAACGATTGATACGCTAAATATCAATGGATCGGATGTTAGCTTAAAGGCCACAGATAAGACTACAACTGATGTGAATAAAGCGTATAAGAGCGTTCTGTATAATGAGCTTGGCAATTACCTTAGCTCTGATTCCTATAAGACTGCAGATGATGATACCAAAAACACTGTAGTCAGTGCGATCAAGTCATACGCAATGGCTCAGGCTAAGAAGGCATACTTCTCTGCAACCGGAATTACGCCAGATGATACTGTGCTTACCACACGTCAACAGGAAGCAGAAACACTATCAAAAGCCAACATCATGACACCGTACCAATACTTTACGTATGGCAGTATTCAGGGAATCAAAGATGTATATGGTTCTAAAGGCTTGCTGGTACGTGAAGCCATGGAAAATGGCGGCACATATGATGCATATGTTGATGCATACGCAAAAGGCAGGATCAGCCAAATGTCCCTGCTTAGTTCTACTGCCGCTAAAATGACGGAAGAAGATTTCCAGTATGAGTACAATAAGCTGGTAAGCGGTCAGACACAGGCAACCGAAGAAAAGTCAGAAGATGCTGCACGGCAGAGCTTCCTTGATAGTCTTCAGACAAACACGGACGCATTGAATACAGCTAACTCTGCCGGAATTTCAGGCGATCAATTGTATTCTGTCCTCGATACCGATTCTGATAAGGATGATAATGGCAAAGCAATCACCTATACACAGGATATCAAGGCAAGACAAAAGGCCATTGATAATGGATCATGGGGAAATATCGTAACGGCCGTTCTGAATGGAACCGTAACAGAGGACCAGGCAATTTCTCTGCTTGGTATCAGCCAAAACGTATTTGAATTGAGTGAGGAGGCCTTTAATACCAACGTAAACGCCATGAATGACGGTACATTCTCTGGTAAATTGGCAGATAATACATCACGTTGGTATCATGTAGCAACGCAGAAATACTCAACTGCATTGGAACAGAGAAATAAACTGGTGCAGAATGGCAAGTGGGCGAAGCTCATGGAACAGGTAAATAATGGAACGCTTACCGAAAAACAGGCTATTTCATTGTCAGGAGTAAACAAGAAGGTATTTGAGCTTAGTGATGATGCATTCAACGTAAACTATTCTGCACTTCAGGAAGGAAGCTATAACGGAAGTCTTGCAGGAAGCACAGGATCCTCAAGTTCAAAATCTTCCAGTTCCTCGACCAGTTCGGCATCAAAGAAAAAGATTGCAGCAATCAACAAGGAAACGAAGTCAATCGAGGCCGCTGCCAAAAAGCAGCAGTCAGCGCAGAATGCATTATTCAGCAAATATGTTACATCTTCAAATTCATCCAGTAAAAAGATCAAATCATCCGCAGCAGTCAGTGATAGCGATTTAGCACTTTATAATTCAATTATGAACACTCATAATAAGAATATAAATTCACTGAAATCCAAGTATAAGATATAAGAAGACCGTACCTGTAAAAGGGTACGGCTTTTTTATTCAAAATTATTCTAGCGGCTAATGCTATATTGTGCTATGGAGTGCTGTTAAATGCCTGAATATATTGAAATATGCTATGTGATGCTATAAAATGCAGTAAGTCATTTTCATAATGATTTCTCCCAGACATATTTTATCAGTCAGGCCTGGAAAAACAATGTATAATAAATCTGTTCCAAAAAGACCGTGATCGCATGACATGGATCTTTGCATCAAGGAATATGCAGCATTA